GCCCCCTGTACCGCTATTCGCCTTTGCCACTTAATTGGTCACAAGACGATCATAGCAGATAATACAATCTTGGTAGAGGACCGCCAAGACGGCCGGCTTTGACGATAGCCAGCACCCTTACCCCTGGTCGAAGGGTAAGGCCATTATTCAGCTTCGTCAACCATCATTTAAGCTATAATTGACGCCGCCTCAAGCACATGTCGACTGTTCTCTCTTGCTGCACATGAGACTTACAGGATACAACGTGGTCGGTGCCACGCACTTCCTTGTACTCCTTAGTTTAGCCGGCTATTGACCGGCTGGCCGCACACTTCCACTATGTTGCATGTGCGTCCCCCACAAGAGGTTGGTGCAGGCCAAAGACCCTCACCCAGTTATTCAACTTGACAGCAACTACAGCCTGCGCGGACTTCGGGTTACTGTCAGCGCCATCAAGTCGCGAACATGTGTGTTCGATGGATCGCCCAATCTTTGCCCCCTGATTAGGATAGGGCCCCATGCGGGGTCAAGTTTGGTGGATTGCGCTAGAACCACTCTTAAACTTGAAGCCAAATCAAACCATGATAACTTCTCACATAATGGTTTCAGCCCGCTTCCACCACTATCTGAGGATGATTGCGCATTGAGTAATAGATAAAGTTAATATGATATGGAGGACACTATGACAGGACAGCTAACACCACACTCGACCTGTAAATTATTATTATAAATAATAAATAATCATAAACAAAACTAACCACACTATTTCTTCTTCAACGCCTTAGCAGGATTTGACTCTACTACAACAGCACTAAAGTACTTCTCTTCAATCTCTTCCAATTTGGGAAGTACCTTGGGCTTGGGAGCCTTTGCTTTAACGACACTATAAAAGTCAATTAATTTGACAAACGTACCAGCACGGCATATGGGTTTCCCCGATAGCGGCGCGACGACACGCGTTTCCTTCTCTTCCACCTTATTCTCCGGGGATTCGTATACAAATTGTTCGGCGCTTTTCATAATTCTAAGGAAAATATTAGAATACGCCGCTATAGTATTACTAAATTTATTAAGGAATGCAATATACGATTCAGTATACACCTCAAAGTCCCAAATGAAATGGTACCATTTATCAGCAGTTTCAGTCCACCAAGTCACACTTGGCGTGGACCAATCACCAAAACCCCACGTTTCAGCAGCAGTTGGGGTGTATGTCCCAGTCGCCTGCGTGTCGGTACCTGTAATCTCAACTGTGTAGTGTCCCGGTGCAAATCTCGGATAATGTATGGCATAATAAGATGTCCAATTTTTATACCAACCTTTGACACTATTTATGCCAAAACCATCATCCTGGATTGGGGCACTAAAGTTTTGATTACAAGGTTTAAAAGCAAATTCATCATCCACCTTCAACGCCATTTCGAACGCCGGCACCCAAACACCATTTGGATTTCCAGACGAGCCAGCAGTTGTGTAGTATGCATTAGTGATGGCAGCCACAGGGGCGGGAGTGGAGTACATGAAATCAACAGTCACCTCCATTTCAACCCGACCTACAGTGGCAGCCGTGGACGCAGACCACCCAAGATACAGGTAACCATACCCACCTATTTCTTGCGCGGCCGTGACGGATTTCCATGATTCAAATTCCTTCGTCGGCACTTCCCACGAGAATGTTTGATTAATATTACCCACCTTATGCAACTCCAATCGCTCACCAGTAATCACAGATGTGGGCACGAATCCACCAAAATCACGCTGTATCGCCATCAACATAGGACCACCGTTGGTCATCGTGGCGTTGGTGGATATATAAGTTAATTTCATCTTCCGTATCCGCCATTTACTAAACAACTTCCCTATGTTACTACACCAAGGAAAAGTAACGCTGTTGTTGATGTATAAAGGGTATTCATTAATTTTAAAATCAGTCGTTGCCACTACATCACAAATGGCTTCCCGATAAGTGATAGCCGTACTCGGTGACGGTTTAACCCCTCGGGAACGGCGCCCCAGTCTTCTACTTTGGGCCACAGACAAGAGACGCTTAACGCCTGTTTTCTTTTTCTTTCCATTACGACCATTATTTAATTTAAATTTTGGATTAACTTGAGCCATGTTGTTAATCTGCGAGCTCCCCAACATCAAGGACGACTGTTCCTATTGACAAAACGCAAATACGCGAAGCTCCGTGCAGTCTGTCGGCATTCTGTTTAGCACGGAATCGGAACCGTTTTGGGCTATTGCATGTCAAAGGCACACCTAACCCGGCCTATACAATCCATCCTCCACCACCTCTTCACGTTGCATCAAAACGTTACTGGTAGCGGCGTAGTCACCCTAAGGCATGGATGGTATTTCATCCAACCTGTCAGGGTGGTTCGATGCTAATCACGAATACTAAACGGCGACAGTGTGACTCCATGTTTTAAGGGTCACATGTTTGGACCACATTTCAGTGTTTAAATAACTAGCTGGCACAAACCAAGAAGGTAAAGGTTGCACACTGCCCATTTTACTAATCCAACCTTCTATGTCCAACTGTAACCTGACACTGTACCCGAATAGTTCTTCAACTACCACACGCGCACTATCCGGCACAGGTTCCCTAATTACATTCGTGATTTGACCGACATTGATATAATATTCAACGTCGTCATAAATGGCTTTAACGTCGGGCAATAGATCGAGGATTTTCCAACACAATCTGGATATAATAGGGGCAACAGGAGCCAAATACAACAATGACCTACACTTGCCCACTAACAACCCAACTCTTTTAACTATTCCAGCTTGTTGTAATGAAGAATGGGTCCACCCCAACTTCATGAGAAACTTCTTGGGATCAAGCACCATATTACCACGCCAATCCCAATGCAAGCTACAAAACCCAACCTTATACAATTGTGTATGTCGCTTGATTTTAACGTCAAAACCAAAAGACGTAAAATCACTAGGCTCTAGCCCGCACTGGCATTCAAAAATCCCATCATCACCTTCAACAACCCCATTGACCCTAGTGACCCCCTTACGCCGGCAAGCCGCTCGGAATACAACAAGATTGGTAATTGAATTGCCAAGGCTAGTCATTAAATCGCCGCTACACCTACAATCACCCACAAACGATAACCCATTCCCCCGAAGACTATTGGGTTTACACAACTGTCTGAACACATAAACTAGATAATTCATATGGGGCAATACGGACACCATGCCACGGAAAAACCGCCATTCAATTACCAGTTTAATGCGTTCAGTCATATGCGCTTCAAAAGCACTGTGGTCGGTCTCATACCAAGACACAGTCCCCTTGAAGATATTAATTAAATAGTTAAGACGCTCTTGCACGTTCATATATTTAACCGCATACCTCGACCCGAAGAATATCTTTTCAATCTTGTGTACCACTGGGGCAATAATCACCGTTCTCACCATGTCCGCAACTTGGTTGATCGTCCTGGCACTCAATACGCCCACCGAACCATCAGCCTGGTACATCATTTCTTTGAACAGCATCTCCATCTTAATGAACGACGCTGAACCTAGACAACCTGCACCCACCTCACTTAACCAACTTTCATTCCACCTTCGGTGAGCCGCGCGGTATTTCATTTTGCGGCTCTCAGTGAAGCTGGTGCCTTCAAGATACTCTTCAAAAGATTCTTTTGTCCACCAATCAAACGGGTCAACTTTAGCAAACTCATTCAGCAATAAGTCGGTTTCGTTCGCCAAAAGCTGCAATTCTGTATCTCCACATGTAGGGATCTGCATCATCGACCGCGAAGCTACACTGTGGTAGTAAACAATTGCATCAACCTTACTGTAATAGGGGTAAAACCGACCCACTACAGGACAAAACAAACTGGTTGCGACTAACTTAGGTCTCCGAATCCGTGATTCATATGACACAAATGAATCGGCCCTAAGGTCGCTCGGCTTAAACAAATGGCGATCATAAGTCACTCCTGTAGTTTGGTATGTGACAATGTCGCACAATGGTTTAAGCGATTGTTGCACTTTACACCGTGGTGCAACAACTCCGAATAATGTTCAATATATTGTGCTTGTTTTCACCATTGTATTTGTTCAATGACAAATACATAAGCACAGTATTCTTTACAATCGGTTCATTATAAAAAGTGATCGGGGTATTATAACCATAGAATTGTGTCCTCATGAGACTATCGATGTCGGTGGATTGCAAAATCAACGGAGACTTACATGCCATCTCCTCCAACAGAGATATACTCACTAAGGACACAAAAGAAGAGGTGCTATCAACACCACCATCCACATTATATGTTGTTTGAGTAACGTTAAACCAACATAACTTACTCATTCGAGACACATCTCTATCATCTATGGTAATGGTGTGATTTTTCTTGTCGTCAAAGATGAACACGGGTAAATCATCACCTTTGTCATCTTTAACGGGAGCATAAGTGATGTCCTCCACAACACCGCTCCTGCTCCACTTTATCACCTTAACCACCATGTACGCCAACATTAAAATCACACCAAAGACACATCCTATTGCTATCTCCACAAGTAGCCAATGATCAGTGTCAAAATAATAGGACCCGTAGTTGCAGCCAACAACGGCCCTATAAATCCCCTTCAATTCCAAATCACCTATCAGATTATGTATATATGATCTGTTGCCAAACATCAAACAGACCCTACCATTATAAGTCACCAACAACATAATCAATAGCCACGCCACAAAGAAAGTATACATAACAACACGAAACATCCCGTAGTGCTTCCCAGACAACTCCAACCGCCATCCGCGGCGCAGCACGGCGTGCAATTCTGCTGGCGCCTTCAGTTTGGCAAAACCATCTTTGCCAGCCTTAAAGACGTTCACATTGTTGCACTCACGTGTTGTCACGCTATCAAACCAGTATGGTTTACCAACCCCATCTGTCTTGACATCTACTTCAAATTTAGATTCGACTTTTGGCGCAACCAGGTTCTTCTTCATCTCTTCCTGGCTTGCGACTACTGCATCAACCATCTTCTTAAAGTCGACCGTGCACTCTTGCGCTTTGTGACCCACACCTTTGCACAAGAAACACTTGACCTGACCATGATTGTTACCAACATTATTCTTATTATCGATATTTACGGACA